CCGAATTCCTCGGATGCCCTGATATTGGCGAAGATATCCTCCCCGGTCCCGTAGTCCGCACCCTTGCGGCAATGCATATCAAGCATCTCGGACAACACCTGATGAAACATCGGATTCCCGCTCATATCGCTCCCTCCGTGATGACTGACCGATCCTCAGATTGTTCTCTCGCCTGATGCCAGCGAATCACGTCGGAGAACTGGTCGAATACCGGAATCCCCAGTCGTCTTGCTTCGCGGCATTCCTCGTCGGCACCGACCGAAACTCCCGGTAGCCGCCAGACCGCATTGCACCGTGGAAGCATCGCCTCCACGTCCAGCCGCATCCATTCCCCATGCGGACGAGGATAACTCATATGTGCGAATGCTGTGAAATGGGGACAGAACGCATAAACGCCAGCAGACAAAAGATCGTTAAACGCCTCGATTGCTTTTTGCACATTACTGAACTGGTCCCCTTGCGTAATCGGACCCGAGATGTAAACGAGATTCTTCATTCACTCCCTCATGGCAAAACCTTGATTTGATAATCTTTCCACCCATCCAATTCGACCGTCAGGGTATCCCCTGAGAGCCGCATTCCCTCGACCTTGATCGGCCACAACCGACCGATCCACGGCAGCCTAATCACCGGGTTCCCCGCTTCAATGGAGAGGATCATCTCGTCCCCTGAATGACTCGCCGAGACCTGCATCCCTGATGGAATCACCAGAGCGACCTTGCCCCCGAGAGGTACTGTCACATCAGGCCCCGAGCGAGTCAGTGTTAGTCCGTCACCGATCAAAAGAGGCAGAATTTCGGACTGATTCACGGCACCCATCGGGACATCATGCTCCCGCTTAGGCTCTCTGTCTCGTCGTCCCTTCAGTTGTAAAGGATTCCTTGACAACTGAGATTGCAAGCCCTCAATCCCGTTCCATCCCGTCACGATCTTCCCGTTGAATTCAAACGCCGGAACTTCGGTAATCGAGTCTGGAATCTCGTCGTCAGGAACAATCTCAATCCGAAACCCGACCACTCCCCAGAATTCAGGATTCACCGTCGAATACCATGCCCGGAACTCGGCAGCAGGAGCACACCATTCAGGAACATATGCACGAATCACCCGTTCCCTCGATCCCCCTGACGCCTCGTCGGGAGGGAGCGAGTCATCGGCATCAGGGGGAGAGGCGAGAGGAGGATTCGTAGGGCTGGCACCGACAGACTCGTCCATCGGTGCCGGTACTGTTTCCGCACTTGGCGGATCAGCTACGCTTGAAATACCCAACTGAGCACAAGCGAAAGCCCACTCGGATTGAGCGGAAAGCCGATGCTCGTTGGGATTATGCACGGTCCGGGAATGGCACCCGGCCAAGCAAAACAGGACGAGGAGACTGATGCACATCTTCATCAGGCCATCCCTCCGAACGTCCGTGGTTGTGTGAATTCTTGGAGGTCCGACATGCCGTACCACTCACCCTGCTGGATTAGGCGACGGGCCAGCCCCTCAGTCATGCGGCCCCAGCCCTTATCTCCCCATTGAGTCGAATGCGAATTCGCAATCTCCAGATCCCCGTTAGAGTGATAACCGGTGACACACAGGCAATGCCCACCTAGATTCCGTCCTGTAAATGTCCGCTCGCTCATTTCGCCAGTCGTGGAGTTGGCAATGACCGACATCCACGGCATCCCGAGAATGACCGCTCCCAACCCGGAACCGATGAAGTGGCGAACTCCATCCACGTCAGTCATCTTGGCGTAGGATTTGATCCGGTGTTTTTTCGCTTCGGCAGCTGCATTCGCCGGGAGATTATCGATATAGACAGAGGGGTAGCCGTACGTCGATTCAAGACAGACGCCACGTTCTTTCGCGGCCTGAGCCATGCCAGAGATCGTCGCCCCGGCATCCTGACCATTCATCCCGGTCGCCCGTTGTGCTGCAATGTAGCACCACCAGCGGGAGAGTTGAATCCAATTCTTGGTGTCGAGGTAATTACAGATTTCTAGACAGGTTGATCCGCCATGACCGACGCAGGAACCGAACCGGCCCTGATTCTCTATTCTCAATCCCTTGCTTCGGAAGGAGACAGATTCCGGGAGAGATCCGGCAGCAGAGAACAGAATCGGCGTCGATGTCTCCAATAGATAGGCGGAATCTTCGTCTTCAATCCGGTAACCGAGTCCCCAGTCATTCACTTGGCAGCCCTCCGGAAGCTTTCGGCAATCTCCATCAGTTTGTTGCAGTAACCATCAGGCCACTCCAAAAGATCCTTATCGCCAGCCCACGGCTTCAGCTGCTTCTGAATCGCATCCGCCAACCCATCAACGGCACCTTTTTTCAGTCCAAAGTTCTGAACCATCGCCTGACCAATCCGCTCCGCCTGATTCGCTTCGATACCGCCGATGCGAATGTTTTCCGCCTGTACCCTGAAGATCCAGTAGTACGCCAAGGCATTATCTCGCCCATACTCCGAATCCCGGACGATCTTCGTAATCTCAGGGATGCTCTTTCCAGTCGGATCTTCCTTGTCCCGCTTGGTGTTTCCGAGGCATCCAGAGAGAGCGAGAATGACAGCAGAGAAAAAGTAGAACCGGTTAGAAGTTTGTAGAACTCTCATTGACCGACCCCCGATTTGATCTTGTCGGCAGCCGCAGAGAGCCATCCGGCCAGCTTACTCAAGACCCATGCCTTGAACGCCTCGAACTGAGGGGCCTTTGAGGTGAGAAACGCATGGACCACCAGCCCGACGACAATCACCCACAGCAGGAAGTTCCCGCCACCGGCAGACGCTGCAAACGCCTCAATCGGTTCCGGATCATCCACATTCCGCAACGCCAGCAATGTGGCAGAACTCCCGACAATCGCCGGGATCAGAACATTGACAATCACCCACCTCAGAATCAGCAACCACATCATTTTACCTCGAATTCTCTCGTATCCTCATCTTTCAACGCTCGCATCGTAATGAATGCTCGAATAACCCCGACAATGCCGAAGACTACCGACGCAACCCATGCTCCATATTTGCCGTCAACCCATCCGATATGAGCATGGATATAGTCCGCAGCGAATCCGATGAAAATCAACACAGCCGCCGCCGCATGCCAAGCCCAATGCTTCGCGACAGAATAGACTCGCTCATACATACTCAGGCAGCCCGGAGCCGATCCGGTTGCAATCACTTCACATCCCGGGATCTGAACCGGGGGAATCTCATACTTATTCTTCGGATTAGTCATCGCTTTCACCATCGCCTGAATGAGAAACAGGATCAGCCCGAAACCCGCCAACATCCAGACAGTATCACTCCTCGACAGCAGTCCCAACCGGAGCACCGATCGGTTTCTTTGGCCAAGGTTGAGGGACGGGCTTCGCCTCTTCCTTGCAATGAGGGAGGGAAACGTACCATCGCTGGAACTGCTCCATCTCCCGAGTTGCCCGTCGCTCGTCCTGTAGCTCATTGATCCAGATGCCGCCCATTACCAAGGCACCGCCAAGCAACAGGAATGCGGCTTGCCCCTTGCATGGTTTCTCAGGCTTCTCTTTCGTGTCAGTCATTTATTTCCCTCCGGGCCAATTAACCGGCTTAACTTGGTATCAACCGTATGGATTAAATCCTTCAGTCCTTCCAGCGAGCGAGTCACCTCCCGCTGATCCGAAGAGGCCTCCGCCTTCGTCTGGTACGACACCTCTATCACGGCAAGCTGCTTGTCGTGGACCTGTAGTTCAGAGTACACATATCCGCACGCTGTCCCACAGGCCCCCATGACAAACGGAAAGCTCACCTTGATGACTGTATCGGCGATTTTCCAAAGGCTAAACCTAGACCCAGACATCAGTTCATCCCGTTGCATTCTTCGGCCCGTTCATGCTGGAGAGTTACGATTATCGAATCCGAGTAACGGCCTTGGAGCGTACCCGCTGATTCCGCACCCTCGCTCCCCGGAATTGTTGGACTTGCACAACCGGAGACGCAAACGCCTGAACAGCACAGACATTGCTGAACACCGGTTGAGCAACCGCAAAACTCTGACTATAAACCGGAGCCGCGAACACCGGTTGAGCAACAGCTTGAACGGCATAACTCTGGACAGCCACCGGAGAAGCGAACGCCTGCAATGCCTGAACATTGCAATGTCCACCCGCCTGAACCGGAGCAATCGCCAACACAAACAACCCCAACGCACTCAATGCAGACTTCATTTCAATTTCCCTTTCAAAAACAGATTCAACTGATTCAACTCTTCGCTCGGCAACCCCTTCGGAGGCATTCGCAGGTCGGGATCAATACTGTTCACCCGCCCCTGTATTTTCTTCCACGGCAGCGACTTCAACGCCGCCCCACTGGCATCAACGAGAATCAGATCCCCTTTTGGATCAATGGGACCGTGGCACTTGGCACACCGAGCCTCAATGACTTCGGCAGCAGGACCAGCAGAAACGACAGGAGGAGCGGATTCGACCGGCCCATCCGTCACGATGCCCTGCTCCCGCATTAGATTCAGAACTTCCAAGGCAATCGCCCGGTTATCAACTTCTGAACTTGCAACCTTGGTTTTTACTTTCGATTTTGATTTTATGGACAGGTATTCCTGGTGTGAATTAAACGTCGGATTCATGCGGTACTGATAGGCTTGGGTGTCCAGCAGATACGCCTGATTCAGCGGAATGGCCCCTACCGCCACGAACTGCTGCTGAACATGAGCCTGTTGGGCCACCTGAACCCGACAGTCACCGGCCACAGCCAGCGAGCAACACAGAATCATCACCACAAACGTCTTCATCGCTTCACCTCAAACCTCTGTTTCTCCCCACCCTTCAATTGAAACTCAATCCACTCGACTCCATCGCCAATCGTCACCGGATACCGCAGCATCTCACCTTCCATCTTCGGCACCCCAACGCTAACTGACTTAATCGCGTTGGAATCATACTTCTCGACCCGTTGACCATTAGGAACCGAGACCGTGTTTTCACCGCCGTGCATTGTCTTCACTTCCGGAACCTCCGCCCGTTTAGCAGCCTCAGCTTTCACCCAAGCATCGTACTCAGGTCGCCCCTTCAAGAGCATGGCAATCCGGTAGGTCTCTTCCCATGTGTCCCGAGCAATCTCCCCTTTGAGTCCGTCTTGCGGAACCAGCATCAGCAGATTCGGATCAATCGAGACTCCAATGGTCTTTACGAAATCTTCCTCATCGAGTCCGCATTCTGCGGCAGCAATCGCAACATCCACCGGCTTTTCTGAATAGGCATTCCACAATGAGATATACCGACGTGATACTGTCTCACCATCGTCCCCGGCGATGCGTGACACCGCCCGCTCATAGGCACTCGTTCCGTCCTTAATCCTGTCCTGTACTGATTGCTCATCGTATGCTCCCTCCAGTTTCTTTGCCGCAAACGCATCCGTCGCCGACAGTTCAACGATCTGCTGATTCAACAGCTTGAATTGATCTGACTCGAATGGCTTGATCCCCTTGTCATGGCAGCCAAAACAAGAGCGTCCAACTTTGACAACCCGATCAGGAAAATGTTCTTCTCCTGCCGCGACAGAAATTGGAACCTCGTTAATTCGTCGTCCGTTACCGTCGTTAAGGTAGCCACCAATGAGACCGTTCTTCAGTTGGAAGATATGCTCCTGCCCGGCGATTTCCATCTGATGCTGCTTCCCGTCGAGGAACCCGAGATGTCGGAGAGCATTCTGTTTCCCCTGATTCGAGAACGTATCCAGAGAGGTCCAGACATCAAACGGCCCCGGACGGAACTCCAGTCGCCGGTTGTGCCGAGTCACCGTCAGACCTTGAGATTTCACCCCGGCATTGACAAGATTAGAGGCGTACAGGAAGTTCTCATCGACGCCCATCGCCTTCCAGAACTCAGCAAGAGTCTGAACCTTGCCAACCCCAAACAGGAAGTCGTAATAAGCCGGAGCCACAGTTGACTTCGCGATGAACTCGTCAGCCCGCACCATCGGGTATGCCGAGCCAGTGGCGTAACTCAGATAGCTCCAGTGGTCCACCTGAACCCAGTCAGGATGAAAGTAGGTATTCTTCGACGCCAGATTCTCCCATGCACCATGCTCCCATCCCGGCTGGTCGAGATGAATGGCGAAGAGAGTGTCGGAAACTTGAATCATCCGGCAAGCCGGATTGACACGGTTCAGCAGATTGACCGTCCAGAGGAGAATCTGCACGCATTCGTCATGCGGGGAGTATTGTTCCGATTTCCCATCTTTCCCAAGCCTTGCCGCTGATTCCGGCAGATTATACAAGGAAAAGAACCGAATTCCCGGAGCCGTGTTCCCATTCTCCTGAACCCACTGGCAAGCATCCCGCACAGCGTCGTCCGGAGACTCCGCCAGAACAGCAGAACCGCTCGCCAGCAGATACGCCATCACCAGTCCCCTCATTACCTTCCTCGCCGAAGGTGTCACAAGCAAAGCCATAACTCCGAGGGATTATCATAAAAACTTATACCGCGAGTCAACCCCGAGAGGTATTAGGAACATAATATCAATTTTCGCTTATTGATGACTTGGCATGGTGTAGATTGCCTGTTTTGCCTGTCTTGAAATTGGCGTTTTGTGGCACCGCCATACCCCCTATGCTTTTGTACACTACCGGATAGGTTTTTTGGCTCAGAACCCCGCAAGCATCAGGTCGCGGACTGTTTCGTAAAACGGAATTCTTCCTTCCTCTTCCTCGCACGCGATTTCCGCGTCCCATTCCGTGGGGACGGCGGGCCAACCGTGCCTCCCGCATTCCACGCGATATTGCACCTCGATCCCCTTCCTCTCCTCGCCGTTCGCGTCAATCAGCGTTGTACCCATCGAACACACCTTTCCCTTCTCTGTCCCGTCGTCTCGTTGATCCAGACTTCATGCAGCAGATTGTTATCAAGGACGTGGAAGTAAACTAACACCCATCCCCACTTCATCTTCCAGAAGACCCATGAAATGAAGTCAGTCAGCATTGTTGGCCCCTTTTTCCTCCAAGAATAATCTCTGCCCAAATATCCAGCGTCGGATGCCACTCACAGAAGATGCCGTGACGCTCTCCCATGCTTTGGATTCGTGGTGCGTTGACCGCATGAACAATGAATAAACCTACCTCCCCAGATTTGATTCGCTCAAGGAACATCTGCCACTCCACGCCGAGCGTGAAGCATTCTTTCGGGCACAGACCCTTAAGTGAATCGTCGTCGATCTCAAATGATTCAATCATTCCGAAGTCCGCCATCACTTCCCATCCAACTTCTCTACCGACTCAGTGAAGTCGGAACTAAGGAATACATCAACAACCTCTCGCAATCGCAGCTTCCACTGACCTATCGCTGTCTCGATGGCTGCGTCCTGTGATTGATCCTTGAATTCGCCGCCAAATCCACCGAGTCCCATGACTGCGGCATTACTGTACCACTCATACCCATTTGCGATGCTACCAGCGAGGCTGATATATGGCCGTCCGCAGATTCTGGCGTCATCGATTAGCTCCAGCCGGACTTGCGAACGATCCCTCCTAACTACATGCCATTTCATTACTTCTCCTCCACTCTCTCAATTCTCAATGGCCGAATGGCGATGATCTCTCCGGGCTGAACATCAATCCCACTGTACAGTTTGAATTTATCGACGTGCATCGTGTCAAGGAACCCCCCACCAACGGAGAACCACTCTCCTTTAATCCGTATGAACTCGGGCTTGTGCTTATAGATTGATACAGAACACACGAACCCATCTTCGGCATCTCCAGATGGCCCCTGACTTCTGTTGTCACGGCTTACCCACCAGATTTCATCGGTCATTACTTCCCCTCCACGATTTCGAGAATGCGACGAGCGTTGTCTTTCCACTCCTCGACAGCAGATCCAGCAGACATTCCTTCAAGTTGCCCGAATCCGTCCTTGAATGAAACCCACCACTTCAGCAGCCCGACCGCTTCCTCGGCTCGTTGCTTTTCCGCTTCCCGAGATACGATTGCTCGTCGGGCGATGGCAATTACGTCCTTTGCTCTACGGGTCGCGTTGACCCCTGCGACTCCAATTCCATACCTGTTCGAAATTGTCTGAATTACATCCAGTAAGGCCGTCCCCAACGCATCAACTTCCTTCATCTCCGGAGCCGAGTGAAGTTCGGAAAGCAGCTTCCGAGCCTCATCCCTCTCGGCGGTGAGTGTCTTCACCTCTTCCTGAAGAGTCAGAACCAGCGAATCGGAGACTTCCGCTTCGTCGTGGAGTTGTTTGTTTTCTTCGGTGAGAGTGGCGACATACTCAGCCAGACTGTCAAACGACCTTAGTGCCTCTTTCTCATAATAACGCTCATCAATGGATGCTGGACTTCTGCCGATCCAAGTTTTCACATCTTCAATCGCGTCTTGAATTTGATCGTTGTTCATTGATCCAGTCCTCCCGGAAGCAAGTCGTAATACCCGCCGTCACCGTCTTCGTGCTGAAGATTTGCTAATTGGTCGTTACCTTTTCTGTTAATAACGACTTGGTATCCGTCAGCCGTTTCAAACGCCGATTTATGGAAATAACCTTTGAGAGTTTCGGTCTCTCTCTTCAGCCTCTCAATCTCCTCTCTCGCCTCCCGGAGTTTCTGGCCTCGGGCGATTGCGATGCGATGTAGTTTCTCGCATACATCGACTAAATCAACAACATCCTTTGCGGCGTTTCTTGTCTCTGTTGATTTCGCAAAGTCCCTTGCAATCACATAGAGGGTTTTCCTCTGCTCCAAGCACTCTCTCAGACCGTCCGTATCCACCTCCTCATCCACCGCATCTCGCAGGGAACGGAGGGCGAGTAGTTCGTCGATGATCTGAGTTTGCTCCGATTCCGTCATTGATTTTAGGGCAATCGCACTTCCTCTGATCTCTTCCAGTCGTTCATTCGTCAACATCTTCACTTTCCTCCTCAATTTGAAACTCACGTCCGCACATACAAATGTCGGCACTCAGGACAAATGATTAACGACATGAGACTCCTTCTGTGCCTGCTGATTTTCCAACGCTGCAATGATTTCGTCCCTATGATCCCAAACGACTTGCCCGAGATTCGCAAGTCGGTCGTTCAGAAGATGCGTCGCCAGACGATGGGCGTCTTCCACGTCGAGGATTCTGGCCTTCAGCTTTTTGATTATGTCGTCACTCATCACTTCTGCTCCACAACTGTTGCCGTACCGGCATCAAGGTCAATGTCGATTTCGAGGTACTCGCCGTACTCGAACCACTTCTGTAATTGTTCTCCGATTTTCTCTCGCCGGGATTCCTCAATCTGCTCCCGTTCATCTTCGTCAAGTTTCATCCCCGCGACTGATCTCTGTGCGGCTTCCATAACAGCATCGTAAACTCCGTCCGGATCTTTCATCGTTACTCTGAATTTCATCATTTCCCCTCCAATGTCTCGACCGCATTGCGTGCGGACTCCGCAACCGCTTCGTCAATAGTTCGGTGATTCCCCACGCTATGAATGTTTGCCTCATCTAGTCGATCCGCATCGACGTACCAACCTCCTCCGTTCCGGTGGATACGAATGTTCTCGCAGCAGGATTCCAGCCTCTCCATGTCCGCAGCGAAACGGAGGCACTTGAGAATCTCCCGAGTGTTATTGAATGCGATGTTCGCAAAGCCGCTCATTGACAATCTGTCATTGTCTATGTCCTGTGAGTCACACACCCGCTCTCTCCAGTATTCCAGCCTGTCCGCCAGTTCACCCGCGTTCATTTTGTTTCCTTTGAGCTAATTTGGTTTCAGAAAATCTCTGTGGGGGTGGGGATGTCTGACTCTACGATAGCCTCGCAGTCTCCCGCCTGTTTTCGAGCGTATTCGTCAGAGAACCACCACACCGGCTGCCACTGGCCGTCCACCACTGCCCAGTAATCCACGCCACCGAGCACATACTCGGGACCAATTTCCACATACAGCGACCGCATCGCCGCTCGGTAGCCTGATTTGAATTCATCTTCCGCGTCGTCGGTCTCCCGCTCCGTTGCGTAATACCTCACGGAGCAATGTTCTTTCCACGCCGCCTCAATCCGCTCTTCAAGATTCATGTCTCGCTCCACCTTCGTATCAAAAGCCACTGCCTGTTAATCAGCCCGCAATCAATCCGTCGCCACATGCGGCGAATCGCTCGCCTGTACTTACCTGACGAAATCGCGATCTTCGTCCCGTGTCTCCACCTTCGGCTTCGGTCACGGTTGTTCACGTCCGCGACTCCTCTATCCTCAATTCCACTCTCGGACTTTCGACGTCCTTAAAGAACAACACAGGCAAATGCGTTATCTGTCGGTCGTTCGTCACGATTCCGGCATCCTGCAATCCGTCAAACGCCGGTTTCAGCATCGCCAGTGCATTATCTCCGTCCATCGGCACATTCCTCGCACGGTAGAACGCAGCCTGAATTTTCACCTCACGGAAGGAATCATACAGGTTATATCGGTTTGCCGCAACCATAGATTCAATTTTTGCGTGCTCCCGGTAGGATTTCACGGCAAGTCGTTTCACCCGCCAGAATGCCCGAGAATTCGGGTTTAATTCCTTCGGGGGAAGGTCCAGAACGATAATTATCATTTCCCCTCCCGGAATTTCACGGCCAGATCAGCGGCACACCGCAAGGCGATGTCCGGGGACATATTCCCGGCAGCCGCAAAACACCCGGCCCAGAACTTCAGCCAGAATTCATCAGGGAACGCCAGCGACACCCGACTCGGATCGATCTTGATCCCCTCGATTGCCGAGATCAATTGATAGAACTGTTCCGGGTGCATCATGTTTCCGTGATACGTCCCGCTGCTGCCGACCGAGGTGCAATCTGGAATCTTTTTCTTCGCTGCCGTTTTCTTCGCCATTGGAAATACTCCTTACATCTGTAAAACGGTAATGATCACTCTAATCCAGACATCTCGGAAACATCGCCAGAGTCATCAGGAAACGCAAGAGTCAACTCTTTCGATTCCAGATTGTCGGCGGCGATTTCCAGATTCTTTTTTGCCTGTCGGAAGTAAGCCGACTTCAGTTCAATCCCAATTCCCCTCCGTCCATTCGATACGGCACCGTAGACCTCGCTTCCAACTCCCATAAATGGAGTCAGCACGATCTCTCCGGGATTCGACCAGAGAATCACTGCACGATCAATGACGTCTAATTGCAGGGGATGCACATGCTTCTCGTCATCAGGTTCTCGGCATTCACGATAGGGCAATACGCGACCGATCCGAATGTCATCCCAGAATGCCGATGCATACTGACGCCAGATCCAGTGAGAATATCGATTACCGGTTTGCTTCCCCTTCCATCCCCGGAACCTAAGAAGATCCTTTGGGATTTCCCGTTCTCCGGCGTAATTCAACAGTCCCTCAGAATGTTCCACTGGAACCTGATTCTCTCCCTTTTTTCTGAACATCAGAAGGTAGTCGGCACTCGCAACATCGCACAAGGTCGCATCCTCGACAATCGTGCGATGAGCCAGACCCTTCGCCATTGTGCGATTACGAACGCCGAGAGGTTCTTTCCACACATGATATCGAGCACAGTATTTGAATCCGATCCGCTCATGCATTCGGATGATGTCTCCCGGAAAGTCCATCAATCCTCCTCCGAGATTTGCACCGGCCCTTGGAACGTCCATGCAGTGAACCGCCGAAATCCTTCCCGGAGGAGTGAGTCGGTAAATCTCCCTGACAACATATTCGTAATGCTCGAAAAACTCGTCGTAGTTTCGGCAATTAGAAAGATCCCTCTCGCTGCTGCTGTAGTGATACAGACCGCAGAACGGCGGAGAGTAAATCGACATATGAATTGACTCGTCTGGAAGTTCCTGCATTACCTCGATGCAGTCTCCGTTGTAAATTGCATACTTGTCTGTAATTTCCTGATCGTTGATATTCATTTCCACTCCTAGTTGGATGCGAGCCATGACGGACATTCCGCAGATGCTCTAAATTTTTCAGTTCTGTTAATCTTCAATTCATTTGACATCATTTCGACAAGGCTCGCGAACATCCTGTCAGCGGCTTCCGACTTGCGTTGCATGTTCGCTTTCACTCCAGCCCCGCCATCAGTCGTAATCAAATCGACCGTTACGTTGCTTCTCTGGCCAAACCTCCAGCACCGACGAACCGACTGGTAATACTGCTCAAACGAGTGTGATGGAAAAAACGTCATGTGGTCGCAGTGCTGCCAGTTCAGTCCAAAACCGGCAATCTTCGGCTTCGTTACCAGAACCCGGATTTTCCCCTGAGAGAACTGATGAAAACACTCCTCCTTTTTTTCATCGCTATCCGATCCGCTTACTTGAGCGGCATCTGGAATCAACTTCTCCAGTCGATCCGCCTCGTCATTAAGGTATCACCAAGCTATTGCAGGTTTCCCGGTTCCGTTTATGAGGCTTGCCGCCTTCTCGCATCGCTCTGGAATAGTTCGCCTTTGTTCTTCTCGGACCTCGTCCAATGAAACAGCATTGACATCAAACAACCGTCCGGGAGCGGGGCGACTAGCTTTGACCACATGCTCATTCACCATTAGCTCTGGTAGCACAAATTTTTCATCACTGAATCCCAAGTCGGATGGCTTGCGACATGCTCTTGCCCACGAGCAAACCCATCTCCAGAAGTGAGGCTCCGCGTGAGGCTTGAAACTCCACTTCGATTTAATGGACATTGGATTAAGTGAATTTTCGACGTTGCGAAAAAATCTCCCCATCATGTCCATTCGTCCAAGTTCCCCGATTGCTTCGGAGCTTGTGCCCAATTCATGGTAGTCATTGGGGGCGGCTGTTGCCGTTCCGAGGAGTCGATACGGACGCATCCGCATAAACTCCGTTACGATCTCTCGACGCTTTCCCTCAAAGTTTTTAATCGCACTTGATTCATCGCACGCGACGGCCTGAAAATCAGATGGATTGAAATGATGTAGCCTTTCGTAATTAGTGACATATACTGCCGGACCACTAATTCTCCCATCCATAGATCGCCGGCAATCAATACCGAATTTTTCAGACTCGGTAATAAACTGCTGTGCCACGGATAGCGGAGTCACGATAAGAGCCGGACGATTTGTCTTCCTGACAATGTTCTCGCACCACGCCAGCTCCATTAAGGACTTTCCTAATCCGCAGTCCGCGAAAATTGCCGAGCGACCTTTGCGGATTGACCAATCAAGAAGAAACTTTTGAAAATCAAATGCTTCATCCGGAATGAAAAGCGGATCAAATCCACCCATGCTCCCGGTATGGCATTTCGACTCAATGAAAGAAGAATACGCACTCAGTACCACCTCACTCCTCCTCACATAAAAACCAAGTCCCCGGAGTGATTCCATTCTCGCGAGGTGTTGACCGTTTGTACGGCTCACTCTCCGGAGACTTGGTGGGTTTTAAGAATTGGGCATCCTTGCCCGCTGGCCTTCCGTGTTTCAGAACGACTCCCAGTTCTGCGAAACATTCGACGGCTTCTCGCTCCGAATATCCGCCAGTTCCATCGTCATCGGATCGAATATCGGCATCTTGCCGGATGTTCGATCCTCTCCGCCTTGTCGATCCTGCATCGCTCGTCCTCTCTGACAGTCGCAAAGGATCGTGACTTCCGGGGTCTTGATTTCGTTCCCCATCGGGGTTCGATATACACCCATTGGCCGATTCAGGATCTCAACCATCCCAGACCCGCGGCATTGCTGACATCCGTACGGGAGACTCATTGCGGCACCCCCAACCGTCCAGCAAGCACGCTAATGGCCCTAGCTTCGTTCGTATCGCGTTTTGACACCTCTATCCCTGTCCGCAGTCGGATTTTCGCTTCGTCGCGTTCTAGTGCATCGTAGGCGTTTTTGAACTGAGCGGTAAAAGTTCCGCGATTTTCTCCGTCAAGATCGTGGAGTCGGTCCCAACCGATGGCGTTCACCGCCGCAAGTGTTCGCTCGTCCATCAGGGAGCGAGCCTTTTCCGGCTGGTAGAACGCAATCTTCGCCGCCTTGGAAACCTGCAACATCGCCGACGCCCAGCTGCTCCCCGAGTCACCAGCCGCCATCTTCCGCAACTCGGCACCGCTTGGTATGAACTGGCATTCCCGGCAGGCAGTCTTCACGGCTTCCGTGATTTCCTCAATCGAAAGGTCGCCCAGTGCCATCTCGTAACCCATGAACATCGGCGTATCGGCTTCGACTCGAAAATTCGCCGCCAACGCCTGAATCATGACTGTAAATCGTTCCGCTTGTGCGGAGTCATCCATCCAACTCATGATTTAAATCCCTTCATTTCGAGATACTGTTGAGCCGCCCTTCCAGTTCGCTGAGTCTTCTCCGACAGCACCGGGGAAGGTCCAGCTCGTGCGAACTCCATGAACCGGCTGACCTGCGAAGAATCACGCACGATCAACAGCAGCGATTGGTAAATCTTGCCGCCCGGATTCTCCCCGCAGTTCCAAGGGGTTTTGTGGCAACCATCGATTGCGTCCCTGAGGTCTTGAACGGAATACCCCTCCGAGAGTCGCCCGACAATCGCTCGCCATTCCTTGGACGAGCTGGCGGGTTTGGGATGACTTTTGGCGTGATGGGTCCGGTAGTGGTCGAACACCTCCCGCACCTCGTCGGCGAAATCCCCCCGCGGGGGTTTGGGGGTATCTTCTGGATTCTGGATTCTGGTATCTGGTATTTGGTATCTAGTATCTAGCTTCTGGTCTCTGGCTTCTAAGTTTATAGGTTTTTCGCGATGACCTTTGGATTTACCTTTAAAGGTCTGTGAATCTGTATTGTCTTTGGCAAGATAGGGGTTTCCGCCGCCCCTCTTTCCGGCTTCCGATCCAACTTTTCGACGAGACTCATCTTTCACCATTCGGCGTGAGTAAATGACCCCTTGGCCGTCCTTCGATAGCACCCCTTTTGCGACCAGCCATCGAAGGTGAGACAGGTTCTCAGTGGGGTTGCCGTTGATCGATCCGGCAATCTCTTCCTCAGTCAGCGGCACCCCCCCGGCTTCCAGTCGCCCGCGACTTTCACAATCGAACATGATGCAGAGCAGGTCGATGTAAAACCCTTTGACAGCGTGCGGAGCCAGCCTCAAAAGTCCGGTTCCGAGCCAGTCGCTCGGGTAAAACTTAAACCAAGGCATTTCCGCCATCGTCTCAGTCCTATTTGTGATAATTTATCTTCGTGCCGTTGGCACCCTTGCCTTGCCGTCCCTCGCCCGACCCGACCTGACCTGGCTCACGCCATGCATCGACTGGCCAGAACAGGACTAGACGTGATTCAAAATCCCCGGCTGTCGCGTGGACGATCAGCCGGGGACCGGCGGCGGGCTAATCGCCCTTAGAACTGGATTTCGTCCCTCGGTGGAGGACCGGCATCGTCTCCGCGTCCGGCATGATTCCGGCTTTGTTCTTGGTTTTGAGGCTTCGGAACGACGGGGGTATTCTTCAGTACCTTCCCGAGAAGATTGTTCAGATCCTTTGCCACGGAAGGCTTATTTTCCAGTGGCTTAGACTCCCTCCGGTTCGGAGACCATAAGGCCCAGCTCTCCTGCATCTGGCCGGCGTACTTCGGATCGCTTCCCTTGTTCATCGCGTGCCAGCAATCGGCAGCGAACTGGAGACCGACCATCTCTGTCGGCAGTCCCTCGAACTTCGTCCCGTTCCATCCGGCACCGCGAAGCCGTTCGGCGATATCGGTTAATGACTCCTCGTCATTCTTGATAACCATATAGATTCGTCGCTCGTACTGCTCGTCCTCCGGCACAAACGATCCGTCCTCGGCGACGGATGCCAATACTTTCACCTTCAAGGCAATCATCGGATCGCCCTTACTAGATGTTTGTAAAGCGGCTTCCAAGCACTCCACGTTATACGTTCCTTTGGCGTAGTAGACTCCCATTACTTCACGTCTCCTTTGGTTCGTGCGGACTTCATGGCGTCCGCGAAATTATTCCAAGCCTCTTTCCCGGAATCTCCCATGTCGATCTCGTCCGGGAGATTGTATCGACTGCCACTGGCCCAACCTGAATCCGGCCCGACGAAGATACTTCTCTGTGTCCCGCCTTTTGCTTTCCCCTTGGAAGCCTTTGGATTGTCGCCCTTAACGGTTGTATGGAAATTGCCAAACATCACAGTGTCCATCCAACCGTAGGTAATGTCCCAGATAGCATCAGTGGTAAACGTAGGTTGCCATCTGTCATAGTCGGGACCGCTCACGTTATTGACGAGTCTCGGTTTCGAGTGACAGAGGCATATGACGGACATCTTTCGAGTGTCACGAAGCCGATCCAGCGAGAAGAGGAACTGCCGCCACTCAGGAACAGTCACCTTGGCACCGCTGCCATATGCCGCGTAGTTCACCATGTCATTCCCGTAGTGTTCGCGACACATTGACTGAATCAGCAGAGATTCCAATCCGTTCATCGTGTCAATGACGAGTGACTTGAATTGATGCTCACCAGTCGTCAGTTGCTCGATAATCCCCTTCACGTCGTTCCATTCCTGCACCTCCGGGAAATGGGGGACATCTCCAATCTGCCCGGCGTCGATCAATGTTTCCAGTCCCGTTTCTCCGGGAGACATCAGGAATACGGCACCGGGAGCATGTGCCGCCATCGAGGTCTTGCCAACCTTCCCGGCAGCATGAAAGAGCGTTCGAGACGGCAGACCTCGCCCGCCACTGATGACATCGGCGAGAAAATTCCTGTTAGAAGAAGGAGTCATCTCCTGCTTCGGCTTCGCTGTCGGTAATACTGCTGGCGGCATCTGTTCCTCCGATCATAAATGTTTTGAACCAAGCCTCTAACCCGTGATGCATTAGTGAACCCAAGGCTAAGGCTTCTCTCTCTTCAGCGTCAACACGTTCGACGCCTAGTTCGTAATGGTAATAGTGTTTCCTGCGGCATGTTTGAAATGTCTTGATCCGGGAATTAGTCAAGACGTTCAGTCCGTTGTCAGAGAATTCAAGCGGAAGTTCCGCGTGACGAGTTTCTCTCGCTTTCCACTTGTTCGAGTCAATCGTATCGTGACCTCGGCAGACTCCCAGAAAGGTACAGGGAGTGTTGTAGTTCATGCACGCTGACGAATTACGATAGTGGGAGTTGTTGTTTCTGGCATGGATCAGCGATTGCCCGACGTCCCACATCTCTCTTGCGTATTCCGCTAGCTCCGCGTCAAGCCTTGGGATGATTCGACGTTGATAGTATTTGTCCGGGTTTTCCATCGTCTCCGACGCCAGACGGATTTCATACAACTTGAAGCACTCTCTTTCTTGCCCCTGAGCGACCGCCAAGGCGATATCGGCGGGAACTTCGCATCCGCAATACTCGCGATTCGCCACGATCATTTTCTGACTCGCCTTATCGAGCTTCTTCGGAGCGATTCCCGGCTTGCGAATTACGTCGTACAAAGTCCCGTCCAGCTTCCTCCCGCTCTGCCAATTTGCCAGAGCGTACGACGATACCTGAGAGTCGATATCAAGTATCGCCCAGTACGGAGAATCAGGATCGGAGATATCGTCGCTCGTCGTCTTGTGTTCGAGAAGGTAGTTCCGACCGTGAACCGAAATCACCCCGTCGAACTTCCCGGATTGCGTGAACGTCCGGGAGGGTTTCCCCGTCTGAGGGTTAATCACCGGCAGATGAAAAGCCTGCTCGACACCTACGACATCGTGCCGAGTGTTCCTCCATTTCGCGTCGTATCCGATCATTAGCCCGCGAACCTTGGCGGCAATTAGGTTTCCGGATTCTCCGGGTACGCGATGTTTCTCAATCGCGTCCAATGCGTTCTGCAATGCGTCCTCACTCATATTCCCCTCCGTTGTCAAAACTATGGTACGTCTTCGGCATGGCGAACTGGCGATAAACCGACAATGTTCCCGTTCCCGCTTCCTTATGATCGCCGTCGAAGAATATGCCTCGCTCGGCGACGCCAAAGTAAAGCCGCAGCATGTAAACAATCTTTCGTTCCTCGGTCCCCGGACTCCAGTGAGTCGGATTGGCGGCAATGCTCCGAAGCTCAGATTCCGTCTTATTGACGAACGGGACGGTCGCTCGATGCGGGAATCCGTCAAGACTCAGTGAGAGTATTCCGTTGCCCTTCCCCCGCTGCCGTTTCAGTTCTCCGAGCGATTGCCCCCGCAGTTTCCTCTTGGCAGAGAATGGAAGCCATCCAGTGTAGTACAGCAGATCCAGAGAAACGGCTTCCCCGTAAGGAGATCCGGTCGTATGTTCCGGCAGCATGATGCCGAGGTCGATCAAGGCGTGCTCCACGTCCTGTCCTCCATCCTTAACCTTTTTGCGAATCTGGCGGTGGCAGGAGCCGCAGACGCCGCGTGTTTTTCTCTTCATCCGGCAAAACGGAGTTAGGCAATAGTCCGCTTTCATTTGATTCCTTTCAGTTATTCTGGGAGTTGTGGATCTCTTTTAATACGCCAATCAGTTCATCTTCGGTAATCTCGGACCCGTCACGAAATCCAAGCTCATAGACCTCTTTCAATGCGGCAAAGTAGTCTTCAATCGATCCGCTGGATCTTCTCAGTGCCACCGCAATACCAGCCACTCGTTGACCGGACGCCGTCGCTCGATCTTCGTCACGTTTTTTCATTCGCGTTCTCCGTAGATGCTTTGATTGGCGAACCGCTATTGCTCAGTTGATACGGTTGATTGACCTCAATGCCGTTTTCTCCGGTATACACCGTGACGAGACGTATGCGATCCCCATCACATCGCCGAAAGGTCATCACCGACTTGTCACCGCCAGTCAACGTCGACCCGTTACCGCCAGTCAGTGTTGACCAGTCACCGCCAGTCAGTGTCGACCCGTTACCGCCAGTCATCACCGACTTGTAACCGCCAGTCATCACCGACTTGTAACCGCCAGTCATCACCGACCTGTAACCGCCAGTCATCACCGACCAGTCACCGCCAGTCAGTGTCGACCCGTTACCGCCTGTCAGTGTTGACCAGTCACCGCCAGTCAGTGTCGACCAGTCACCGCAATCCTTCATCAGGCCAACGACCGCCGTGCCGGATGGAGAATGGTCGTACACCAGACTCGTCGCTCCTCGCCTGTCTCCGGAGTACACCACTTTCCCGGACGGAAACTTCACCTTGCCAGAAAGGTCCACCACGGACTCGGCAGAAACCTCAACCACCAACCACTTCGCATCGCAAGACCAGTCCAACAGACTGCTCTCACCCTGTCCCCACAAAAGCCCATGCAGGCCGTTTCCGCACTCCGCTTCCGGAGACCAGTCGGGACACTCCACCTTCCCAGACTTGGGCCACTGGAAACCGCCGTACGAGGTTAGGTCGGAATTGCAGGTCCGAAGAATCAGGACTTTTCCTATTGGAACGCAGTATTTATTTTTCATTCGCGTTCTCCTTCCTCGTCCTCTCGTACCATTCCTCCAACGTCTCCTGCGGCCTCACCCACAGCCAGAACATGGCAACCGGGAATGGAACGAGCGATACCAGCACGCAAAGCATGAACGTCGCTGGATTCATCGACAATCTCCTCTCGCAGAATTGGGACATTCTTTTCTGCCGTGATTCCGAGACGGACATTCCCTTTGCCTGGTGGACCGATGCGGACGACCTCGATAATGCATGGCCCGTTGACAATGATCCGCTCCCCTTCCTTGCGACTCAAAACCAGCATGATTCTCCTCCATGTTTCCGAGTTGGATGCGGCAGATTACCGCGACGATTAAACACCCGATGGCAGCCCATGATTCCACGCTCATAGTTCCCTCGTGTTTTGAAACGACCTGCCGCCGAACATCGACGGCAGGTCGTGCTATCTCCCCGAGCTACACACTCGGGATACAGGATTTTCATTCAAGTCCGTCGGCAGGGAGTCGAACCCTGCGGAGCAGCTTCTCACTTTAGTCGACTACTACTCCGGACCCCCGTCCCGACAGTTTTGAGTTTCCCATAGTCGTTCCTCGATTACCGAGTGACCGACCATATCGAATACGAGATCCTCCATTTGCTTGCGTGTTTCAGACGAACACCTCGATAAATCAAGGGGAACGAGAGAATCGAACAGGCCCACCATGACCTCGGTAATCGCTACCTGCGGACCGTCTTCAATGAAGTCCGATTCTCCCACGCTCGAATCTCCTTTTCGAGCGAATCCCCATGCGTTGTAGAAAATGATTCCTCGAATCTCGATTCCCGGAAGTCTGTTGAATGAGAGATGAGAACTGAATTGCATCATCATTCCACCGTCACTCGCCATTGCATCGAGCCGCTATCTATTCTCTTGCCGCGTTAAAAGCGTCTGTCCACGCATCGCGAACGGCATCGAAGACATACTGAGGAATCTCATTTATGTCATCGGCCATAGCGATGAGTTTTCCAACAGCGTCATACAGCAGTACCAAGTGGTCGAAGCTGTGATGGAATTCCGGCTTACTGGATTTGGTTGGAACTAACTTCGGCAGAGGTGGGTCGAGAGTCCAGTTGCTAGTTTCAGTCTCTTGCTTTGCGGACTTGCGGACTTCGGAAATCTCTTCCTTCGGCTTCTTTCCGATCTTGTCGGTCTTCATCACCGCTTGCGTTCCGTGCTTCGTAGTGTATGTTCGGGACTTCTCACTGTCATTCGATGACAGTGAGGATTTCCTAAGACGAGAAACAAAGTCGTTTGAGCATCCGACACGCTTGGCAATGTCCCGGTCGCTCCATTTGCTCCACTCCTTATCCTCCAAGAAGATTCCGACAATCTTCCGCTTGTCCGCGCTCGTGAATCGCAACCCATGTTTCAGATTGCAATCCACGGCCCCGAGAATCGCATCCCTGCGAGTACCTTCCGTCACCATCGCCTCAATCGTCGAACGACCGGAACGAAGAGTCGCTTCCGTGCGATGAAATCCATCCTTCAGGATTGGCGTCGATCCATCCCAGACGACCTCTACTGGAGGCAGCTTCCCGCCTGCCTTCAAGATGTCCGTATAGCTCGCGATAGCCTCTTCGTTATGCGTATCTCGGACCTGTGTTCCCGACTTATCCAGAATAACAATCGGAATAACATTCAATCCGGGAATCAGTAGTGGCGTCCAGTGCATTGTGTATCCTTTGGCTAGAGGTCAAGTTTCGGAGGATGGTCTGGAAGCAGCTTGATGATCTTCAGTTCTATGCCGCGATTCCATGCATTAAATGCGATGATACACCTGTAGAACAGATCCTTACGGTCGGCCTTTCCTTGGTCGATAGACGACCTGACCACAACGTCGAGTAATCGCCTAGTTCCACTAAGTTCCATTGATGTATCGAAGAATGGCTTGAAAAACTCATATGCAAGATCGACGTCTTTCCGCCAGACGAGAAACATCGCTGCGACAACGGCTGCTTTGGCGTATCGTTTTTTATCGACTTTCAGGCCAATGTACTCAACCCATCTGTAGAACTCATGCCAAGTCCTTGGAAGAATAGCTCTATCCTCTACCTCTAGCTTTGATGGCAACTCCTTCATGTGCTGCAGTGCCATAGACACGCCTGCTGTCACCTGTCCAAGCCAGACCTGATTTGCGTTTTCGAGACCGGAGATTTCTCCCGAAATCGCGGTAATCATATCGCCAAGTTTTCTCGACCCCTTTACGGAATCAAGCATCAGGTAGATATCCAGTACCTCGTCAACTGTGTCTACCTCCCACCTCTCAACAACTATCACTCTGTGTGTATTCTTTCCAGACTCGAAGAGGTTGCATGCGAGCTGTGACGTATGCTGCCCGTTGACCCTATAAAGCGTTCTGTCTTCTCGGCAGTAAGCCGTGACCCAGTGACACCAATGCCAAACAAATTTATCGTTGTCCAACAGTTTCTGATATTTCTCTAATCTCTCCTCGCTCATCTTTCGCTCACGCCTTGTTGGCGTCATCAACCGGAATTTCAATGCAAGCTCCGGAGTCAGCTTTTGATATGCAAAGTCATGCCAATGTACAGCCATTTCACCACCTCCAATAAAAAACCCGCTGAATCAACATCGACTCAACGGGGAGCATTCTTGCGTTAAACCGTAACCCTGTCAACCGTTCTTTTTGGATTTTCTGGATTTTCTCAAAATCTTCTCTTCCGGAACCTCCAGAATGTCATCCGTGCTCACTTCCAAAATCGTCGCGATATTCGCCAGCATCGTTGCAGACGGCACCGCAACCCCGCGAAGTATCGGGTAAATTGTGCCGGACGAAACGTCCATCGACTTCATCAGCCAGTAAATGGACTTCCCCTGCTCCTCAAGAATCTTCGCCAGATTCGAGGAAACTGCCGTCCGCACGCCGTCATCGTTCAGAAGTGAAGTATTCATGCCCGTATGTTACGGACGGGCGAAATGGAGGTCAAGTGGATTCACGTCGAGAGGATCTATCATCGCAAGTGTTGCAGGCTTAAGTGTAACCTAGAAGAATGTGAAGTTGTCATCCGTGACCGACTCCAGCTTTGCGAAGCCACCGATGGCAATATGCGTATCGCAAACCGCCAACCCTCTGAGAGAGAGGATCGACTCGCCCGAAGGGTTCTCCTCAAACATCCAGACCGGATTCAGGCCAGGGTCAAAACAGGCGAGTTTCGAGTTGTCGAACGTCACGAAAATATTGCCATTCCAATCAACATCCATTTCGTTGATTGTGCTTGTACATCCGAATGGAGAGTCAGTCAGATCAAAGCTCGCCGTCGTTGTTCCGTCGTAGTCGTAGACGTAGATCTTTTTTGGACTCGACGGAAACGAATTGAAGCCTGTCCCGTTCCATCCGAGAAGAAATCCGGGAGACCGCTTCATTGGATAGAGCAGTCGATGCACTTCCGAATCTGTCCCAATGTTTGCCAGAAAAGTTCCATCCGATGCGAACTTTCCGACCATGCAGATATTCGCTCCGTCGAAATTTGCGTACCCTGAAAAGGCGACGTAGTAGTTATCATCGGCGTCGAACCATGCTCCGAGAATCGCGCCACTCCTGCTGTCTGTGACGCTGTAGTGGTCGAATGCCCCCGATGAACTGTAGATCAGCACCCCATCATCGGCAGGCCCGCTGATTGTCTGTAAAACCAGATCCTCCCCAATCGACAGAGCAGGCCCGAATAGTGCTGGAGGAAAGCCGCTGGAATAGTCCCAGAGTCCTCCGAATGCTCCAGGAATCGTTTCGTCCCACAGCTCGGTAAAGCTACTGCTGTATTTCGTGAGTCCGTCGAATTCGCTCCACACATCATAGATCGAACCATCTGAGGCCGTCGCCATCTTCCGCCACTTGGAATGCACATTATTGGAGGCAGTCTGAGAGAGCGTTACAACCCCCGTTGAAACATCAAGAATCGCAAAGTCACGAAGGTAGCTCGATGGAATCGGTGGACCATACGTCGTGCCAGTCACCAAGACCCTATTGCCAGAATCAATCCAAATTCCGTCAAGCTGATTATTCTTCGACCAGACCAAGTCACCCGCAGTCGTGAAGACGCGATAGGTGACCTCGCTTGCCTGTCCTCCGCAGCACCGGCAACCCCAGAAGTTAGGCATTAGGCCGCCTCAATACAATGAACAGGCGTCAGCTCCCAGCCTGTCTGATCTTCAGTGAGAGTGTCACACGGAACCCATATCGCAAAGCAGAGAGTGCCAGACGGAAGATTTTGTGGATCGGTCGAAGATGATGCACGGTAGAAGCCCTGGTACTCTGTACCAAAAACCGCCTCAGACCCCTTAGCCCCTTGCGTGAACTTGAAGCCGCCGTAGGTATCCGGCTCGATCTCCTCCGTGGTGATGACGAGGCGGAGGGGATGGCGGGAAATACGCCGTTCAGCCTGCCCCATCTGGCCGTTCTGTGCTCCCTGCGTGCGATAGGAACGCCACCAGCGATACATCTCCCGGATTGCGTCCCAGGCATCCTTTGACGGAACAACTCCACTCATGGCACCCCCAGTCCCATTGTTGAGAATGCGGCGGATTCATAGGCGGTTACGTCTGTGAATGTGTAGCCTGTGCCAGCATTCACCGCCGATTTACTCAATGCAACTCCGTTAGCATCCAGCGGCCAAGGTTCCGTGACCTCTTGCCCATCGGAGTCGAGAATATGCTGCAAAACCGATCCGGGATCGTTGTTAAATCCCATATACCCGGCATTCAATAGTCTCGGTTGCCAGCCCCTCGGATCGTACATAAACTCCACGGTAACAACGTAATACTTCAGCGAGAGGGAATACCTCTGTTTCACTGACGGAATTCGGCACATCAGCGTACCGGGAGCACATCCGAGATAGTCATCGGAATTCACCCGCCCCGCTTTGGTATTCATCCATGATGTCGGATAGGTCAACACCGCCAATGTCGCACGATGGACCGGCATATACCGAGTGACCATCAGCGGGGGATTCGGCCTGAGACCGTTCGACAGCCGGACAGGGTTATCGTCCACGTCGTAATCCATCACGACTTGGATCGGCTCAAAACTCGATTCCCACTCGACAGGAGCACCGAGAGGTGAACCGTTCGTGTCTCCATTCTGAGCGGTTGGAGCCGCTGTCGAATACGTCACCTCGACCGACCAGAGCGTAGGGGAATTCGTCCGCACGGCCTCCCGAGATATCACCCTCGCATCATAGTTGTTCGGATCGGTCTCGAACATCTGCGGAATGTACGACGATTGCAGGATGATCGTCTCGTCAGTCGTCGCAGCATCCGTAACCGCGTGATAGGTGCGAGTGTACTCCGACGAAACGAACGCATCCGATGCGTTCCAAGAATCCCTCCCACGCTGAGGAGAATCTTTATGCCGATATGCCGATGTGACAGCGACCATTAGTTAAGCCCCACAACTGGAATTGACGGACGCCGCTCAAGAATGTCGCCAATCCTCTTGATGCCGATGGCGGACTCCTGTTCAGCCTTTAGCGACTCCTTGGATGATCCACTGGAATTTATAATTGCATCACCTCCGGCAATCTGCGATTTAACGAACCACTCTTGGATGATCTGATCGATTGATTTCGTCTCGGCGATTGGCTTCGGCTCTTGCGGAAGTTGAGGAAGCATGAATCGACGGAAAGGCTTCGTTGCCATCGCCTCGGCTTTTGCCATTACGCCGTAGGCTTCAGCGGATCGGATATCCATAGCTCCGGCGAGAAGTCGGTTTGACTCCCGTTGAGATTGAACCTGTTTCTCCAATTGATCCGCCGCATACTTCTGATATTTGGCGGATTGTTCTTCTGTAATCTTTCCCATGCTTCGGAGAGACTGGATTTCTTGCATCCGTTTCAGGTATCGGTCTTGAGCCGTCATCGACTCATTGGCCAAGTCCTCAATCAGTTTCTTTTGATCCTCCGCGTCTTGCTTCGCCTTTTCTTTCGCCTTGTCAGTTTCCTCCCTCGACTTGATCGCAGGTTCCGACTCCTTTAACTGACTTAGCCTAGACCGAGACTTTGCGACCTCTAACTCCTCCTGGTTCAGTAGTTCGCGAAGTTTGCCTAACTGTTTCTCTTGCGTGCTTGTATCAGTGCCTAGCATCCATTGACCGATAAATCCGTATTCCTGATCTAGTCCTGAATTGGTTTTCTTGGCTTGATCAATTACCGCTTGGAGATTTCTTGACTGCCGTTTCAGGTCCTCGATGGCAGCCGCACGTTGCTCGATATCTTCAGCAATCCCCTTCCTTTCAGACTCCGCCTTTTCTGTAGTTCTTAGATCAGACAATTTCTGTTGAAATTTAATATTCTCTTTCAGTTGATCCTGCTGCGACCTCAGTGCATCAGCAAACACATCGACATCATTGGCGGCTGTTTTGGCGTTGTTTCCAATACGAAAATACGTCATTGCCAGCATGGCACCTGTCAGTGCCATAGATGTGATGACTCCGATGGACCCTCCCATCATCGAAGCCGCAAACGTGATGTTGTTTCCTGCCGCCATCATCGCGCCGGCCAATCCGCGAGTACCGAATTGAGTGGCAGCATCTTCGGCAGCAAAGGCAAGTTGCTTAATAATCATTGATCCGTTGCGTGAAGACTTGCTAAGCCCATTCATCGATTCAGCCGACTGAGCCGAAATCCGGTTCATCGTATTATGAAGACGTATTGCGTCCTTCTCCGCAGTCCGAACACCGTTACCGAATCGCGTCGCATCCGCGATAATGTCATATTTGATATCATTGGCCATTCACAGCCTCGACTCTCGCGTTGTGCCACGGAGCAAACACCTTCCAGAACGCTATTTGCTGCTCAGGTGTTTGATGCGTTTCTCGTTTTTCAATCGGGCAACCCTCAGACTCCCAGATGTAGAACTCGATCCACTCCGATAGCTCGCTGCTCGTCAGTTCCGACAGCATCACATTCACGCTGGCGAACTTTAGATCTCGAGCTAAACGGAGATAGAATCGCCGTCTGGGGTTGCTTCGGAGTTTTTTGCCACACTCTCATCCATTCCATTCAATCGACGACAAACCGCATACACCCGATGCAGAGCAACTCCTGAAAGTTGTCCGAGTTGCTCAGTCTCAGTAGGCGAGAAAACAGGCATATCGTTTTCATCGACGATTGACATGGCACACATCCTCGCTCGCATATTCCGGAGAGATTCAATAGTAGCGTTCCCTTCCGCATCGAATCGGAATGTAGAATCCCAAGAATCTCTCTGAACTGCGGAAAGTTCCCGAACGCGGACCGATCCGCCCCATTCGGGAACCTCCACAACCTCAGACTTCAAGCGACTCGCCAAGATGTCGCTTTTCGTCAACAGTCCCATATTTGCACCTTACGGAGTGAGAGTAATAGTTCCGCTAACCTTGATCGTCAGCGTTACGGTAACAATCCCATCAACAGTCGCCGGACTCGGCTGGAACGAAGTAATCGGACCAGAAAACCCGACAGTCGTTGTTCCAGTGTCGGCATAGGTAATCAGCCACACCTCCGAGGCCCCGCCAGTCAACTTGGTCCACAGTGCCGCGTGCTGAGCGTCAGCGGTATCCCAGTTGACCACAAACGTCAACTCCCCTCCGTCGAGGATCGTCGACTGGAACGTCCGCCATGTGTCATCAAGATCCGTCGTATCGACGGTTGGATTTGAAATCTGAGGAGCGGTAATCGAAACGATTTGTCCAATCGTTGTCGGAGTCGCCGAAATCGTCACCTTGAGGGTTGCCCCTTTGCCCGGCATAATTGCCATTGTGTTGCCCTTTCAGACTAAGTGTTAAAGTGTCTCCACCCGTTTGATGAAGTATGTTTGCGTGATTACATACTGACCCGCATAACTATTGTCTTCAGGTTGGTCGTATCCATCGACCTCATCCAGAAGTATTACCGACAGGAAATTTGACGAACCGGCAGTGCCTTTGTACCCTTTCATGGCAGATCGTACGGCATCTGCAATCGCTTCCGCATTATCAAGATCTTTAGACCTCGCCATAATTTGAAATGTTCGATCATCAAATCCAGCCGTTCCGGTAGCAAGCTGATGGCCTTCGGAAGATGAAGCCGCAGCATAAACAATGCAGTCCGCACCAGCCGTCTTAACTGGATCAATGACAACTCCGTAAATGCGAGTCGAGACCAGCGATGTAATCGCCGAAACTGATGCTAGATATGTTTTGATGTCCGCTCGAATTCCCATCAGCGGCCCCGCTTTCCAAGTTCCTTCTCAATCTCCTTTTGGAGCCACTGAGGGAACTGCCGTTTTACTGATGCATCAGCGTTCATCACGCCGCGAACGACAAACGGATATCCTCGTACGCGACCTCGGTATAATCGCGGGTTTCCGGTTGAACGAGATTGAACTTTCCCGCTACGGGTCTTCCACGTTCTCTTTCCTGTCCACCGATCCATCGTTCCCAGTACCAGTAAGTGAGCCACTGGATTCGCCAAGTTGAACGGCTTTATCATGGCCTTTCGAGCATTGAATCTCGCAACAGACTCTCCCCCCTTGATCCTCCGTCGTGGATTCTTCTTGCCAACATTGATACCAACCTTGGCCATCACAACTTCGCCCTTCTTGACTTGAACCTTATATCCAATTGCCGAAACAATGTTCTCTCGGCTATGCCCCGGAGTCTTCGTCATCGGGATTGCCGACTGAATTCCTTTTTGATATTCCCTAGCGGCTTTCGTTAATGAACGGCGAACGGCGATCGGGGCATGCACGCCAAGACGTTTCATGCCTTCAATCGCATCAACCGGACCTTTACCGACGAACTTAATCACCTGTGACTTGCTCCTCGCACGCGAACGAAATATCCAAGTCCCGATAGTTCTCCTGCATCGCAGGAATCGGATTCAAAGTGGCACCCCGCCACACGAACTTGTAGCTCAGTGGATCAATTGCCCGAGTTACTGAATCGGCAATGAATGTCACTAAGTGTGACGCTGTTGACTGCACCTGCTGTGCTCGCCACAGATTCCGGCTTCCTTGCCCTTCAACAGATGCCCAGTAAGTAGCCACGAGTGACCACGACGGCTGATGCTGCCCAACACCATCCGCCGTGGTACTCGTGTCATGGTAAATAGCCACTCGTTGATCCCGTTTGCCCGGATCGCTCATATCGACCCTCCCCAACATAGAGGAGAGAGGAGGTATCCCACCTGCGGAACTGACGTATCGATATCGACACCAGCATTCCGACTCGTGTACCAATGGGAGATCAGCAGCAGCATCGCATGAATTGCCGCTTCGGGGACCACCCCCACAAAATGCGTCCCGGTTCCGGCGTCGGTCGTATTGATCGCCGAGTGCGTTCCGGACAGGGTAATTCCCCAAGTCGTGAACGGTTCCGTAGAAACAATCGTGTCGTAGCACTTATTGACGTACAGCCCCGACGGAAGATCCCCGTCAGTGGTAGACAGGAAGAAGTTGACGAAACTGGAAGGCTCTGAGGTCAAGAATGTCATCGTCGCCCCGGACGCCGTGAATGGCCTCGCATATCCGGCCCGAAAGGTAATCGTCACCGCATCCGGCTGACTGCGAATCGACGGCCATGACTGCCCGTATTTCAGCTTGATCTTACCCGGCTTCTCCGTCGTCAGCACGCTGTAAACCGTCGTCGCCAAAGTTTGAGTCGTTCCGTCCGAATCGACATAGGTAATCGAGGAGACGTTAATCAGCGGCGGGTAGTTCAGGCTGATCGTGTCACTGCACGGGAACCTATCCAACTTCTGCTGATACGTCGCCACAACCAACTGAGAGGAGCAATAGTTCTCCACATACGACCGTGCCGCCGTAATCAGACCTGCAATGAACGTGTCATCATCCGTTCCGTCTACGCGAAGCTGCCGCTTTGCCTGAGCCAATGAAATCGGTTCGGCAGTCGGAGCGATTGTCTGGGCGGTATATCGGTCGAGTATCATTTCTTTTTGACCTGCTGCTTGGCCGGTTGTTCTTTCACTTGCTCCACGATTCCACGCCGGATCAGCGTATCGGCCATCCCGGCATGGAATTCATCCACAATCTGACCTTGCTCGAATTGTTGCCACTGCATAAGAAAACGGATCTTCACGCTGACTTACTCCTCTCCCGCCATTCTTTTGCGGTAATGAATTCCTTTTGCCCGTCCTTATTCACCCAGACACACATGGTTTCCAGATGGCCGATTCCAACAGACGGGGTAACGAACACAGTATTCCCGGCTTCACGCCAGCGATTCCAGAAGAAGATATCCCCGTCCTGTCGCTCATCGTCGTATTCGCCGGTTTCAGGATTCGGGACACATTGAAACCACGGCTTCGCCAGTTTCTTCAATGCGGAAGTCCGGAGGAGAGTCAACCCGAAGTGAGCCGTCTTGACCTCAATCGGCCACCGAGTCACTTCCACTCGTCCAGACTGCGGACCATCGATAGGGGTAAGCATGTGGACATGCTCGCCACGTTTTATTTGTAGTGGAGCAAGTGCGTCGATTCGTGGATTATGCTTGAAGATGTCGAGCATCTGGTCAAGCTGATCGGCAGTGAACATCGAGTCATAATCGAGAGTCAGGATCCATTCCACGTCAGCGGCCAATGCATCGTTAAACGCACGCTGCATACACTGGCCCCAGAATGCTCCCTGATACCCGGCAACCGGAATGCCACGAGGAGTCAACGCTTCCTGCACGCATCCCCACATATCGTTAAATCCGAGTCGAGGGATCGACATGACGGCTTTGAGCGTATATCCGTCCTTGACTTCCTCCAGCGGCTTGAATCCCTCCAGATTCAAACTGGCGGGATGCGACGACGTATCCAGTCCGTCACTCTCCCACGGCTTCACGTTCACGAATCCGGCCCGATTCATAAACGAATCGAGGATCTCCTCGTCGTAGGCCGATTTGTGAAAGTCGTTCTCATCCATCTGTCCGCCCATCAGCACGAACTGCCTCATTTGGCCCTTGATAAGAACTGCCTTTTGCATGTCAGGAACCGCAATCCTGATCCGGCCTCCGGGAACGAGAACGCGATACCATTCCTCCAATGCCGCACGGGCATCGCCGATGCTGAAATGTTCGAGAATGTGACTAGCTCGAATCTCATCTACCGATCCGTCCGGGAACTCCAGCGGATAGGCTTCCATGCCTAATTTGCGGTCGATGTTCTGAAATTCTGGAACAACAATCGGTCCCGATCCGATATTCAACTTGATCGACATATTGATTCCTGAAGGGGGCAAAAGCGGGACCGGAGCGATTGATTGCCCCGGCCCCGCCAAACAGGAGAGAGGGTTAGATGATCCGAACGATGTCGTTCGTGGTGTTGACCATATCGGAAGTCGAGCCGGGACATTCGGCTTGACGACTCAACACGGCTTCGGCACCCCAAACAACGTCGTCGTTCGTCGCTGTCCCGGTCGCCAACGTCAACTCGATGTAACGCTTGCGATTGCGGGTATCGACATGGAAGACAACCTGCTTCGCCGCCACCAAGTCTCCATCGGCACCGGTAATGGTGCATGAGGAGGACCAAGTCGCAAACGAGGAAGTCGTATCACCTTCCTTGAGAATCACAGTCGGCCCGATGGCAGACGAGTTTTTCTCAATGCCGAAGTTGATGGAAATGGTGGCATGATCGACCCCGAGAGTGTCGAGTCGTGCCGTAGTGGTGATGGAGCTGGTGTTTGATTTCGAGGCAATCAAAACCACCCGCTTATCTCTCTGAGCATTGACAGTCATATTTCAAACCCTTTCTAAAAGGCGGTTATTGATTAGGAGCCGGGAGTGGCGAGAGCGACGACAGGACCGGCAACGGAAGCCGAACCGGTATCGTGGACGTTGATATCGAATCGCTGAGAACCCTTGATAGCGATTTGATCGGTCGTCCATGCAACCTGATTGCTCGTCTCGATGGTCAACTCGCGACGAGTACCCATCACAGCAGCCATCGACAGATTCCCGAAGAGGATAATCCCGGTCGTCGAAGTCTGAGCAGTGGTCGTAGTGTTCATCACTTGGACCAGCTCGACCGGATAACCGAGGAAGGTCGGAACCATCTTGCCGCCGATGTCGGTACGGGTATTCCCGCCGCCAGCGTAGGCCAGACGCTCCATCGAATTCGCCCAAGCCACATTGGAGCAGTAGAACTTCGCTCCCGGATTGGCATAGAGCGGGAGGAGACCGGTCAAGCCGTGGAAGTCGGCCAGAGTGAGGGACGAGTACGCGGTATGCCCAGTGGCAGCCGTGTAAACACTCCCGGCGTAGCTTCCAGAGGCGAGACGGTTGACAACCCCGGTAATCCCGGAATAGGTCGAAGTCCCGTCACCAGTGAATCCGCATTGATCTTCCTTCAGAGCGAACGCATAAGCGATTTCCGAAGCAAGATCGTCGGCGAGGCTGATGATCGCGTCGTCGTCCAGTTCATTCGACCAGTACGTCAAAGCCGTCAGCTTCTTCGCGGCCAATTGAACCTGATTCCAAGACTTGCTCGAATCGGTATAAGCGGCTTCTTCGGCCTTGAAATAAGCCGTCAGGCCACCGTTCCGGCGGTTCATCGTCAGTGTATCGGAACTCATCGGCATGCGTTGGCAATTGCGTCGGAAGACGCCGTAGGTTTCACGCAAGTCGATGATGACAGACGACATTTCAGGATTGACGAGGTATCCGCCAGCGGTATTCGTCCCCTCATTCTGGGAGAGAACCTGAACGCCATGATCCTCGCACCATTGCTTCGCCTTGGCACTGCCACGGAGAGAGGCCAAGAGGAATTGACCAGACTTGTAGGCGTCCAGTTTCGCTTCCGGCCCCTTGAAGAATTTCGGCGTCGCGAATCCCATCGGGAATCGGATCGTGTCGACAACCTTCTTTTCGTCCTCGACCACCGGAGTCGACTTCCCTTTCGCCAGAATTTCCTTCTGAGCGGCCAGAATCTCGGTTTCCCGTGCGATGGCCTTAGTGAGCGATTCCCGCTCCGACTTCAAGGCGTCGTACTTGGAAGTTTCTTCCGCCGAAAGTTCCAGCCGATTGTCGGCAGCCACCTTATCGTTGATTTCAGCCATCAACTCGACGATTGCCGCGTCCCGATCCTGCAATTGTTGCAGCCTGTTCATTGAATTGCTCCTTGGTATGTTGCCGGAGGAGCAAGGCTAAAAACATATAGCCGGATGCAGACCACCGGCAATGATTTGTAAAAACCATTGCGAGTGATTCGCACCCGGCTAACCGGACGAATCGCTGTTCTCAATCACCTATCATGGGATAACCCGGAATCGGCAAGAGAGCGAGTTTCAGATTGTGTCAGCGGGATCTCTCCCACTTGTCAGATTATCATCGCAGATAGCAGAAGCGTCAACCCATCTTTTTAAGAGTCGCACGCAACTCCGCTAGTTTAGGTGACGGCTCCGACTGACTCACCTTGATCGAGGATGATTTCATGGCAGGATTCGTCACGATAGACGACTCCTCCAGCCTACCCTTTTTCACAACCACGGTTGGCTTGTCGTTCTTCGATTTCGGATCTTCAATGTCGATTTCGTCCACGGTGAATCCGATAGACTGGCCGCGAACGTCCCCAGACATGGCCAGTTCCACGGCGTCCCTGCCAGCCGTCGTATCGTTCGGCTTGAACGTCACATACAGCCCGCCGTTGCGATTCTCCAGCGTCATCGATCCGTTTTTCTGCCGGGCGATAGGCTGACCCCAATCGTGATGCAGGAGTCCCTGAATATCTCCCTCCTTGACGGAATCATTGAATGCATCTGGTTCGATACGGAGCTTGAAATCACCCCTATCAGCCACATCGGACCACATCAAGGCCCACCCCTCAAGTTGCTGTAACCTTCCCATCAGGAGTCCTCCTGTCGCAGTTTTGCCGATTGATCGTTGAGCCGTTGCAGTTGATCCTTCAGCCGCACGGCAAGTTCCGTCTTATTCTCGGATTCCGCCGCCGCCAAACTCAATTGCAGGCTTGCCCGATGCCCGGAGATAACCTCCGCGAGTGTCACCACTTCATTCCCGTCAGTTGTCAGCCGCATGTCATCTCCAATCAGATCCCAAGTTCATCGACTACCTTCAATACCCGAGAATCCCACTTCTCAGTCATCCCGGAGACAGATTCAGTCAGCTTGTCAGCCGGACATTCCATTGCCGACAAAATCGCCTCAAAACTGCTGGAAAAATGGTTTTTCACAGCGTTTTCCAGCTTTTCCAGTGATTTTTCACCCATTACATCCAGTAATTCACACAACGGCTTCACCTTCTCTGTCATGCGTTTCTGATGATCCCCGTGGAAGGCTTCAATCTTCGCCGTGAAGTCTTTTGCGTTATGAGAGAGCTTGTTCGTCTCGGCAATCTCCCATCTAACGAGCTTCCCGATCTCGGACAGGATCATCAGCCTGATCTTAGATTTCGCCTCGCTGTTCTGCTGATCGGGATGGCGAGTATCCGGGGAAGGGGAAGCCGGAACACTTGGCTTGCCCAATTCGGGATCTCCGGCCTTGGACAACTCGACATATGCCGCATTGAAGAACCGTTTCTCTCCGCCGGATTCCTCCCCAATCGGCTCCATGTCTTCGTGCTGGCGGATCTCGTCGGCAGACAGCACCCCCATTTCCCGCATTCCGCGATACCACGCAATGCGAGAAGTGTTGTCCCCCCGCAGCAGACCTTCCACGTTGAACTTGGTGAAGTATCGGCCACCGGAAGGCAGGAGCGACGAATCAAGAGCGGTCTCCACCCGTCGAATCCACGGGAGCATCGTGTACATCAGGAATTCGAGCGACTGATGCTCGATGTTATTGTTCGTGGAACGCTCCAAATCCCCTATCATGTGCAGCGGCACCCGATAGAGCGAAGCAATCTCACGCTTCGTCATCTTGCGAGTCTCGATGAACTGGGAATCCTCCGGAGGGATCGAAACCACCTTAACTTTCAGATTGTGCGATGCAACCGCCGTACGATTGTGATTCCCCTTCCCGGAGTACCGCTCATCCCAGTGTTTCGCCAGTTCGTTCCGGTCGTTCAGATTCATCTTCTGATCGGTTTCAAGTACCACCTTCGGAATTCCCGCACTCCCGAAGAAGCTAGCCCCGAACTCCTCGGCCCCCATGTCCAGTCCGATAGTCTCCCGCATGTAAGCAATCGGGTTGAGACCGACCATACCATCCCCGGCGGTCATCCCACGAATGTGCAGAATCTCGTCCAGCGTATACACGTCGCGTCCGCCATTCTCATTGTGGACCTCGTAGAAGTACGTCCCCGTCTGCCGCTCCTTCTTCAGTGCCACCTTGTCGGGATGCAGCGGCACAAGCCAAGTCACAGCCCCGTATTCGCCCGGAACCTTCAGGGAATAGTGATTCCCCCTCGTCGTCAGGTGATTCATAATCAACTCGACCCACTCAAAGGAAGTCATCCAAGGATTAGGATTCTTCCCGAGCACATCGAACAACGGCAAGCCATCCGCCTCCGTCCGACCGCCGCCCGGCTTCTTTCGATAGACCTTCAACGGCATAATCGCCAAGGTCTCGGACAGAACCTTCACGCAGGCCATTACCGCCGAAACCTTCAATGCGTTATCCGAATTGACGGTCCTTCCGGCAGCCGTGCGTAAGCCCCACCAGTCTCCATCAGTCAACCACGCATTCAGCGGTGAGATAGTAGACAATTCCGTCCTGCCGAGAGCTTTCGCCAGTAAACCCATTATTCACCCTTTGAATGATTGCCGACGCCGAAATCAAACAGGAACGCCAACACCAAACACAGCACCCCGCCAGCTACCATCGCTAATCGGTAATCATACTGGAACAAACCGCCAAATAGGAGAACGGTTCCGGCGATATAACAGATTCGATCCATTCAGATAAATCCTAACATTTCACCGACTTTAGGAATCCCGTCATCGACATTCATCCGGCCCAATGCCATCACAGTCGAAACGATCCCGTCGATCTTCTCCGAAGACTTCTTCTTGCTCGGCTTGATGTTCCCGGCAGCGTCCGTTTCCAACATGACATTCGATGCCATCCATCTTAACACCTTATTCCCGCCATGCCGTAACCGACCAGACATTACCAAGGCTTCAAGATCCTTGGTAGGAGCAGACATATCCCGATATCCCTGCCCGTATTGTATCACCTCATGGCCATCATCCATAAGGTCTGTTAGCAGTTGAGTAGCATTCCATCGGTCCGCAGCAATCTCCCGGATATTGAAACGCTCCGCCAACTCGTTAATATGCCGACGTAGAACGCGATAATCGACCACGTTCCCCTCCGTCATCGTCATCAGTCCATCCCTTGCCCACGTGATATACGGCACCCGATCCCGCTTCTCCCTCCGCTCGGCAGAATCCCCCGGAATCCAGAAAAACGGCAGAATATACACTTCTTCTGCCTCCGTTCGCGGGGGAAACACCAATACAAACGACGAAACGTCAGTCGTCGTCGAAAGATCCAGCCCCGCAAAGCATTCTCGGCCCTCCAACGCACTTGGATCAAACTTCTCACCGCACTTGTCCCACTTGTCCATCGTCAGCCATGCCACATCCGAAGTCGTCTTGATGTTCAGATGCAACCGCTTGAACGTATTCAGGTACGTCGGCATATCCTTCGCCCGCTGGCACTCACGCCGAAGGTACTCCTCCGAAATGCTAATTCCATAGTTCGGATTCGCCTTCTTCCAGACCTTAGGAGACTCCCAATTATCATCATTCGACGCCTCAAAAACGCAGGGCAGGAAAGATGAATCCTCGATAATCCCGGCCTGTACCTTCTTCGCGTAGTCCAACTTCTCATTACAGATACTCTCCCGGTCGAAATCCGAAGTCGTAATGTACCAAATCAACGGCTGACGCCTCGATCCGGTCGAAGTCGTCAACACGTCCACCAAATCCCGATTCGGCTGAGCATGCAACTCGTCGATCACACAGAAATGAGTGTTGTACCCGTGCTTCGTCTCCGCATCGGCAGACAATGCCTTGTAAACGATGTTGTCGGGATAGCTGATCGACTTGTACGACGTGTATATCTGAACCAATCCCTCTAGTTCAGGCTTGTTGTGAATCATCCCCTTCGTCTGCCGGTACACAAGAGCCGCCTGCTCCCGATCCGCAGCAGCAGAGTATATCTGTGCTCCCGGTTCCTGATCGCAAAACGCGACAAGGTTAATGAGAGCACCGATCATCGTGGTTTTCCCATTCTTCCTCGGCACATACTGAAACACCTCCCGATACCGCCGCAGCCCGTCCGGCCTCTTCCACCCGAACGCACAACCCATCAAAGCCGCCTGCCACGGTTGCAACTCAAACGGTCTGCCGGAAAACTCCCCCTCAATGTGAGTCATGTACTCCGGGAAGAATGCACATACCCGGTCCGCCACCTTCGCATCGAATACACAATCCCCCGCAGTCGCAACAGGATCGTACCCCGGAAGCAACTTGAATAGCTTCTTCCACTTCGCCGGAATCTTAGCCAATCTTGAAAGCCCCTATCCCCTTCTTCTCCGACTTCTCGGCCTTCATTGACTTCACACTCGCAATGCTCGACGGAGTCAGTCCGAATTCCCGGCAGATCGACAGCAACCTCTGCCACACGTCCCACAACTGCTTATGCTCTGGAGAGGCGACAATCCCCTTGTCAGTCGAGTACGTTCGCGGAATCGACCGGCATTCCTCGGACAGCGAGATATACTCGGCAAGGCAATTCACCAGCATTCCCATCGTGATGCTGAACGGCTTGGCCAGCAGTCCCATCCCATCGAGCACCCGACAAACCTCATCCCAGTGGACTTGACCGGCAGGAGAAACCCATACCGGACATGGGACAGGTTCGCACGTCAATTCAGGCTCGTCTTTACGGTCGTTCACAAGCCAAGAACCCCTGACTTTCAGTACCGCAGTCGGCGTTTTCTTCGGTCCGCGTGTTCCCATGTTCAAAAACCCTTGAAAATTTGCTCGGCTT